ACATAATCCCATGTTATGTTGCATGAATTTTTGACCGTCACTAACCTTTTTTGGGAGCGCCGCGCCTGCCCACCAAAACGCAAGGAAATGGGCAGATCACGAATCTTCCTACTACTGCTTTCAAAGTTGACGCGCGCCATCACACCTTCTCCAACTTCGCCAGCGCAGCGCGGACCTGCTCACCGATCACAGCCACCGCCTTGCTTACTTCTTCCATCTCTTCGATGGCAGGGCTCAACAGATCGTCCAGCCCGGTGCGTTCCTTTGCTTGGCGTACCCGCAACTGCGCTAGGGGCACCGCAGTTCGTATCGCCACCAGCTCACCGCCAATGGACTCCAACGCAGCGCGGATCTCTGTATCCCGTTTATTTGCCCTGCCGCTCATCGAGGACATCCTTGATCAGCTTCTTAAGCATGACTTCGATCTGACCAGCTTCCACATCCTTGCGTTCGAGATCGAAGTACCGATCAAGACCATATAAGCCGAAAACGGTAAAGCCAGCCGAAATGATCACAATCCACATCGTTTGCAGGATCTCGATCTCATCCCGATCCATAAGCCACAAACTAAATGGCACCATGATCCCCAACAATCCCAACGTGTATGCCGCCAGGCGTGGAAGCTTCCTGCGGATCAACATTCGCCAGGGGAAATAATGCAATCCCAATTCCACCAGCACAACAATCACGACCAATTCCCTCAGTTCCATCTCGAATCTCCGTATGAAAGAAAATTGCCGCGCCGTTTTTGAAATCATTAGCAGCAGGAGACCGGCGCGGCAATTCCTTCCTATTTACCTTTTGCCGCCTGTACGGCTTGATGGAACACGCTATCGGAAGCAAGAAGGATGCGACCACCGAGGATCTCCATATCTGCTTGGTCATCCTGGGATAAATTGGAACTATGGGCTGCAAACGTGATGCCGTTGATCAGTCCTGCACGTGTATCTCGCCCTTCTGTCCCTACAGCAACGTTGGTTGTTACAACATCCGACCATCCATATTGCTTTGCCAATCCGCTCAGCACATCTGTAAATTGGGGTATCTTCTCGCTGTCCGCCTTGATCATCTTGTTCAATGCATCAGCCGCGATCGGAAATAACTCCGCAATGATGGCTTTCAGGATTGCCATCTTCGAATCTCGGCTGCCACGGTGGATAAACTCCACGCCTCGTTCACTCTCAACAATGATCGAATTCGTGCAGGAGTGACGTTGCAACATTGGGAATACGCTCAATCTGCGATTGCCAATTTCCCCATTCCCGATATAGACTCCAATTCCCCATCCACCATCTTTGCGATCTGGATTTGGATTCACGTTCTTCCAGATCATTTTCAAATGCAGGGTGTCCGGAGTCAAATTTGGACGCACCAATGAAAACTCGCTGCTTGGGTTCTGTCGAACCACTTCTTCTGCAATTTCAACAAGCTCAGTATTGCCAATATTGGTATAGCCTTTGCTCAATACTGCGCGAATTTCACCTTTATATGATCGTACAAACCAACCATCTGATCCAACCGGTAAAGTTTTGACATGATCATTCAAAAGCGTTGCGCGTCGATCGGGCAATAAAGCTGTTAGATAATCGTTTGGCAGGCTTTTATTTGATCCTTTTCCAAACACGGCAGGACCCAGTTTCTGATAAAGCTGCCGTGTTGCCCACTCTGACATTGGCATTGGTGGCACTCCACCAAACAATGTGCCTGGCACCACCATATTTGCGTTCTTATCAAACGTGAACGACTCTGGCTGACCATAAAAATCAGCTTTATCTAAATCCAAGGCGCGGGCCTGTTCCAGGATGGTATCTATGGTTTCTTGCGTTTGTGTGAACATCAGTTTCTCCTTTTGGTTATCTTGACTTGTGGCACCACGCTTCCGCGGACACGTGTCCACGTTCCAAGCGTGATGAAATCCATAAAGCGGTCAAATGCCGCCAAAACAAACTCCGCAAATCGATCTTTTAGATTCATGCCATCGCTTCCACCACCGCGCGGATCTGCGTCCGGCTGGCGCGTAAGTAGTTCTTTTGAGTTGTCCGAAAATCACGGTGTCGCATCTGCCTGCGAGTGGCATCAGCCGCCGCGTATTGAGAGCCGGTCTGTTGCAATGCCATCCCATAAAACTGGCAGCCCATCGAAGCCCGCAGATCGTGGCAGGTCACATCCACTTTTGCCTTCTCGCCGATCAACTTCAACCGTCTGCGTAACTGACCGCCAGTAACCCGCTTGCCATCCCAATTCACAAACAAAGGCGTTCCCCCATCATCTTCCACTGGCTTGGGCATTCGCTCGATCCACTGCGATATCAACGTCGCCATATCCTCTGCCATCTCGATCTTCTGATCAGAACCACCCTTGCCGCGTACACGGATCTGCAGGCGGGCGAAATTCACATCATCCACGTTCAGCCCCTCGATCTCCGAGATGCGCAGCCCGTGGGGGATACCCATCAGTCGAAATGCGATCTGATCCCGTTCGCCCAAGGTGACGTGTTTCTCGGTCTGCCGCCTCAAATGGGACATTGAGCCTGCCACCGATTCGAGAGCCTGGTATTCATCTGGGGTCTTGTCGCGTGGTTCATATTCCGTGACCTTGCGCTCAACACATAAGGTCACATCACCAATGCCCAGCCACTGACTCATCAGCTTCACCGTTGCTAAACGACGGTTGAATGTCGCAGGTGCAACCCTGTTCATGTCCATCCATTCAAAATAAGACTTGACCAATGCTTCATTCAAAATGCCAGGCGAAAAGCTCTCCCCGTATGCCTGTTCATAAAAACGATCCAGATGCCGTGCATCCTGCAAATAGGCATCGATGGAATTAACGCTCAGCGTTCCGCGCTTGCCAAACTTGCGATGATCACTATGCAGCCACGAACCGAAAGTCTCAACCCAATGCATGGCAGGCGCAATTTGTAATGTTGCGAGATTAATTTGCTGTAGCATCACCCGCCTCCGATTTCCCATGAACTGGGCAGTTAACGCCATCGCAATGAACCGGATCAGTCCCTGTGCATATAGGCTCAAGCAACTTGGATATTTGTTCGTAGATCTTCGAGTAATTTGCCCAGGTATTGAGTACCGAACAGTTGTAATAAGCTTCCTGTGTAGCCGGATCGATCCCCAGTTCGGCGTTCTTCTCAGCGATCCACTCTTTGGTCTGTCTGCCCCACGTGGTAGGGCGGTAGCCCGTTTCCCCGTACATAACGTAAATCACTTCATAGGTCCTGCCATCGAAGCTGCTCAATAATCCGCAGATCACATAGTCTGGCATTCGTGGCGCTTCACGGATCGATGTAATAATATTGGTTGATTGGTTTGTCATGGTGTTCTCCTATTTGTTGTTGAACGGCAGCCAAAGGAACATGCCTAAAATGCCAACACATATGGCTCCGCCCAAAATACCGATCGCGTAATCTTCAGCGTCTAGTGTCCGCACGGTGCTTGCGTACTGCATAGAACGTGCTATCAAAATCACAATGCCAACAACTGCCATGAAAAAGACAGTTTCCAAAATTTTAGGGATCCGTTTCCAGATCCATCGCTTAAGCGCACTCTCATCATCATGGTGAGTGCGCAAATATTCCATCTCATTGCGCCGCTCACGATTTATTCGTGCGGCATTTTCAATTTCGCTTGCGTCCAGGTTCTTATCACCCGTTACGATCTTTAGCCTATATGACATGGTTATCTCCTTCTGGTTGCGTCCCTGGTAAGGGACTGTTGATCACTATCGATTGGTTTCCCTTGCTCTGGTGTGCATCCTGATCAAACGTGTGAAACGCGGACCAAAAAGCACACCATCACAAAAGGAGGAGAGAACGAACTTGCCTGCTCTCTTCGGCGGGAACCACCCGCCTATTGGCGCGACCAGGACTCGAACCTGCCTACCGATAAACGCCGCCTCCGGCAGCATCACGCCTTCCGAACAACGAAGCCATCGCCTCGTGATTCACGTTCAAAACTCGTTCAACGAAAAATCCCACAAATCAAAAACTCGGGTCTAAAATCTCTTCAGAGACCATCGCCTCGGTCTCCCGTTCAACTGAGCGTGGTGTCGCCCGTCCCGACTCTGCGCTCAGTTCTTTCAAGATCTCATCCGCAAGCCATGCCAGCGTTGCCCAATACGCGTCTCGCTTATCATCTGGCACCTGCACGAATTCGACCGTCACTTCATAGGTCCACTGGCTTCGACCTTCTCCGATCGTCCCAGTGGTGACTTCCATTCGTCACCTACTGGGGTTGTGCAACTTTACGAAGGTTGAAGGCGATCACGCCACTTTGAACTAGGTCTGGATACATGGCAGAAATGATCTCAATTGCCCACGAAGCAATCCAACTATTGGGGTAGGTGGCAATGCATTCGAATAGAAGGCGTAAATCGGGCTCTCTTGGCTTTTCCTCATCCTCCCATCTCGCAACGGTTGCATGACTAACATTTGTGTTGATCAATTTTTCATTGATTGCGTCAGCAAAACCACGCAGGGAAAGGTTCAATGAATTTCTATAATTTTTGGTTACATCGGGCGTTTTCATTACGTTGTCCTTGTATTTACGTTATAGCGTGAAAATGTGTAACACGGATTATACATAGTGTTGTGAATTTGTCAATCCCGTGTTACACAGTCTCTTTTGTTATAAAATGAGTGAAATGGCAAAATCTGATCCCCCAGCAAATCCGTTCAAGGAATTTATCTTCACAGCCTTCATCGAGTGGGAAAAAGCACAGCCCAATCAGAGGTCGAATTTTTCTGCCTTTGCCAGATGGTTATCTGACAATAAATATGGAGTGACCTTCAAACAGCAGTTAATCAGTGATTGGGTTAAAGGAAGATATGCCCCTAAAGATGAACTTTATATTTTGGTCTTGGCTGAGAAATTAGGAAAAATAGTCTACGAAGTATTAGATATTGACCCCATCAATCCACTTCGGATATTTGTCCTTCGCAATTGGGATAAGGCTCCAAAGAAACTTCAGATCGAACTGGCAAAACTACTATCAAAATATACAACTGACCCCTTACCAGATGAATTACAGGAAAACACCTCCACCAAATCAAAATGAATGGGAACGTGCTCCCATAGATATAAAACTATACATTGCATTACGGCTCTTTCTCGCAATTATTTACCCTTCCATTGAAAAAATTGCGTTACAAGTTTTGCATCGTGTAGATCTATGGTTATTTCCGCCTGCGGCATTTTTTGCCGCCTACAATCTTGCCATTCGAAACTTCCCAGATCATCCCATTAAGATGATTGCTGTCCTCAGCACCGCTTTCATGTGTGCAGCTCTCGTGCTGATGATCATCCGTCCTCGCAACATCAAATGGATAAAGGTGCGCCGATGATACTGACCAGGCGTGAAAAGCATGTCCTCACAGTCGCCGCCATCGTAGCCTTTATTTTCATATTTATTCCCCAACAAATCCTCAACGATTGGGAATATGTTTATCTTCTATGTTTCGTCGCCCCAATAGGGTTTTACATCGCCACTGATCCAGAACGCATCAAAGGAAAGGGAAAATAAATTGAATAAACAGACAAAAAATAGATTGCTTATAGTTGGAATTTTCATTGCTGGCTTAATTGGCTTTTGTATATTTTGCCTTGTTACAAGTTCAGTCATAAACAAATTTGGGCTTATTCCAACCAGTGCGCCATCTCAGATTCCAACTGAGCTGCCAATTAATACCGAAACACCATCAATAGGCTCTCAAGATTACCCATTAGTTGTATCCACCCGTTTTGATGTATTTAAAGAAACATGGACTGATTTTCTTATTCAAAACAATCAGCTTATTGAAGATATAGCAATAGCCAACAATAACGATTTCTATTTCAAAACCCAATCCATCATATTCAATTTAGAAACGCGCGTTTCTGAAATGTCTTCAATGAATGGTGTGCCAACTGAATACGAAACTTTTCACAAGACCATCAATGAAATCAATCAGGAAATGATATTACTTGGTCAAAACTACAATTTGGTACTCGATAATCAAGATCAATCGGCTCTTTCAGCAGCACAAAAAAATATCGATAATATCAATCTGTTACTTGAAAAGGCTGCTTCTGAATTGCAATCTGCAAAGCCTTAATTTGTAAATCGCATTTAACACCATGTCCGACCTTCGCCTCGAACCGCCTCCCTCCACACTTCCCCCAGGCTCCACCGTCTGGGCGTACCTGCGCGATTCAGGCGGACCCACCCAGGATCGATCCGTTGAACAACAACGCCACATCATCGAAGAATACTGCACCAAATGGGGGCTTGTCCTCATCCAACCGCCCTTCGAAGACGTCCACAAATCAGGCACCACGGTCAACAAACGCAATGAATTTGAATACATGATGTCCCTCAGCGCATCCAAAGCGCTGCGCCCCAAGGGATTACTGATCTGGAATCACGCCCGCTTCAGCCGCGGCGGTCCCTACGATGCCCAATTCTATAAATCCACGCTTCGAAGCCGTGGCATCATCATTCATTCCCTCACCGACAAAATACCTGAAGGAAAATTCGCTCCCGTCATCGAGACTCTCATCGATACCTCGAACCAACAAAAAGCTGAAGAGGCAAGCATGGGTGCCTGGCGCGGTCTGCGTCATCTCGTCAAACAAGGTGCCGTGCCTGGCACACCGCCCAAGGGCATCAAGCGCAATCCGATCACCGTCGTATCAGAACAAGGTGTAGAGCACACCGCCCACCGCTGGGACCCAGATCCACGCTACGAACACCGCATCCTCAAAGCCTTCATGATGAAAGCCGAGGGCAAATCCCTGGCACAGATCCACCGCGCCACCCATCTCTATAGCCGCCAAAGCGGGTACACCTCCTTCTTTCAAAACGTTATCTATATCGGCATCCTGAAGTTTGGCGATCTCGTCGTTGAAGATTACTGCAAGCCCATCGTGCCCCGCGACACCTGGGATAAAGTCCAAGCCATCATTGCCGCCTACGCCAAACGCTCCAGCACGAAAAGCGACCTGTATCATCCCCGCCGCGTCAACGCCACCTACGCACTCTCCGGCATAATCAAATGTGCCCGCTGTGGGGGAGCCATGAACGGTCTCACCTCACGTCAGAAATCCGGCTCCGACTATCGCCGCTATCGTTGCAACAATTCCAAACAGGCAATGGAATGCACCGCCAAACCCATCCCCGCAGCCTTGGCAGAAAAACTCGTCATCAAAAGAATCGAAGGCTTCTTAAGGGATGAAAATAACCTGGTGAATCTCTTTACCCAATTCGCATCTAACCAGGCAGACTACAATGCCACAGCGGATAAAGCCATCGCCTCCCATCGTGCCGAGCTTGCCACCGTCCGAAAAGCCTTGTCCAACACTGCCAATGCCATCGCCGAACTGGGCGGCTCCGCCACCCTTCTCAAAAAGCTAAAGAACCTCGAAGCCCAAGACGCCGAGCTCACCGCCAAGATCCTCGAGCTTGAAAGCCAAAAGACCGAACCCATCAAAATCCCAACTCACGCTGAAGCACGTGGTGCAGCAGAGCGCATCATCGCCAATCTACACTCCAACGACCCCGTCCACGTCCGTCAAACCCTTCTCAGCCTCGTCTACCAGATCCTCGCCGATCGCCACGGCAGGCAGCTGGTCATGAAAGTAGATCTCTACTTTGATAAAAAAAAAGAACTGACGTATAATAGCCCTACTGTGCTTACATTACATGCCCCTGTGGGGGCACCTATCTATAGACACAGTCTGCAAATCGAATATCTGATCCAAAATCCAGGCAATCCTCTACCCGTAAAATAAAAAGACCGTCGATTTCGACGGTCTTTTTATTTTAATTGATCACATCTTGGTCATTGACCATATCCAGCAACTTCAACGCAGCCCTTAGAGCATCCTCAAGCTGTTTTTTTGTCAGACTGGGAATCCCCTTGCCCTTATGTTTCGCAGTTTCAGCTATTAATTCTTCCTTCTTAATGGACTTCTCAGGATTTGAGAATTTGATCCGCTTGCCTTGTTTAATGATCATAGCGCAGCTACCTCCAAACTGAACTCGCCCCACTCAACCAATAACAAACCAGATGCATCGCTGGATAGTTCAAATTCGCCATACCCATCAACTCCTATATTGATTGAGAATGGTTCAGCATTAACCGTTATCTCTTGGGTCGAATTCGGAGTTGCGCCAACTACGTATACAGTTACAAAATCTATTCCATCAGCGGCGATGATTGGAGAGACACCACCCAAAATCCCCAATTCGGGTGCATGCTTCCAAAGGCATGTATCATCGTCGAGCACATAATTGCCTGCAGGCTGGGGCGGAATGAACGCATCCCGCACAGGATCATAAACATAACCTATGCCAGCAAAATTCTTCCTAAACGGAACACCACCCTCAAGATGATTTCCGCCTTTAGTATTATAGGATGTCCGCTTGCATGGCTGCCCGCGGAAATCTCCATACCATTGCTCCCAATCGATGCCATCATCGCCCTCATCTTTTCCGACGATGATCTCAGTCACAATATTATTGACGTCTAAAAAAGCATAATATGCCATGATTAACTCCAACTCACGTTGCCAGTGCCTGCGGTAATCGTAGCTACCTTATAACCACCGGATGGCGCACCTTCGGACCCGGTCAAACCAGCACCAATATTGATGGTGTATGAAGCAGGATACTTCAAGATCACAACTCCAGAGCCGCCATTTGCACCTGAACCACCACCACCACTAGCACCGCCGCCACCGCCACCGCCACCTGTGTTGGCGCTTCCTGCTGTGGCAGTCCCCTTATTCCCAGCACCGCCGCCACCAGCACCACCTGCACCAGATTGGTTTACACCTCCACTTTCGCCCTGACCGCCTCCACCGCCAGCTCGAGTAACCGAAGAGCCCGTAATAGATGATGCCGATCCAGCACCACCTGCACCAGCAACAGATCCAGAGGCACTACCTCCCACAGCCCCTGCACCACCGCCGCCTCCACCTCTGGCATCGCCACCACCACCTAAGTTTCCCGCACCGCCATTATTGCCTTGACCTCCAATGCCTGTACCTGGGCTAGATGAATAACTACCACCACCTCCAGAGCCGCCATTGCCACCAACTACACCTGATGTGGGTGCGCCTCGACCACCACCAGTAGCGGTCACTGTTGAAAATGATGAGTTTGATCCGTTTGCGCTTGATGTACCTCCAGCACCACCTCCACCTATAGTAACTGGATAATTTGTGGACGGCACTAAACCGGATAAAGTCCCTGGTTTATATCCACCACCACCACCTCCTCCAACACCAATTGAGCCTCCAGCACCACCTCCCCCACCGCCGCCTGCGATAACAAGATACTCGACATCAAATGGACTTATTTGCCCATTAACAGTATCTAACTGTCCAATCCCGCTTCGTAATCGACCGCGTTTTGCTTGACGTGTCATGATGCACCTATGGGGTAATGCGATTTACGTTCGCGGAAATGCACAGCACATTTGCAACACTGGCGAACGCGCGAATTGCCAGGTTGTTATTAATGCGTACTCCAGCCTTGACAAGGTAATCCCCAGCCTTGGAGGGGACACTTAATTTAATCTGATCATCAGGCGATGCCACTCCGCCCCATTCGATCGTAAGATCAACCGCAGACGTATGATTATTCGTCACCCAGATCCAAACTTCGTCCATTTGGGTGAGGCTGTTAACAGCGGTATGTATCAACGTGCCTGGTGTAGCCGTTGCGACAATTTTGATTTGCTTGCCATTTACTGACCCGGACGGAATTACTGCTTCGAATGTAGCCATATTAGCTCCTTATGAAAATATTTGAACTTGTAAAACATCTGCCCCACTGCCACCCACTGCGTTGATTACTGGGTTTTCAGGGTCAGTGTTATCGACTGATATTCCCGTGCCAGCCACAACCGATTGAACGGCAGCTGCGCTGACGATTGGGTTTTCCGGGTCTGTATTGTCAACTGAAATATTATTGCCAGCCACAACAGACTGCACGCCGGTTGCAACCGCACCAGGGATCGAGACCTGAGTTCCCCCCGCTTCATTCGTGACCGTTACACCTGCGCCAACAAAGTTGATTTTGGCTCGCTGAGGCATGTCAATGCCTTCATCCTGTATCACATGACCATCGACACTTGCTCCCGTCCCTGCAGGAACCGTGTAATTGCCTTCACCATCGAGGTATTCAGTGGGGTTACCTGATGGTGGTATTGCTGCAGCTTCCAGATCACCAATGCGCGTTTCATGATCAGTGATCGCTGCATCTAATTCGCCGAGCGGTCCATTGAAGGTTTCCGAATCCGCAGGCGGTTTGGCAGGTGCTACAGGAATTGGTGTATGGTGATTTTGTGTCATAAATTTCTCCTTATGAATACGCTACAGCTTGTACAACGCCACGGATCGTGACCTGTGCCTCGATTCGGGCCGTTTTTGCGGTTGCAGTGGTAATGGTGATCTCATTATTTTCCTGTGCTGGTCGAAAAACATCATCAACCAGATCTGCGGTGATGTCGAGTTCGAACCAGCCATTTCCAATATCATCCACATTGCCATTAAGATCCGCACCACCGTTTAGCTTGATCACGAGATTTACAAGCGCGAGGGTGTTTGCCCCACTTTCCTCGAAAATCCCATACTGCATGGTTATATTTGGGGTCAAATCATGTGAGTGTTCTGGGATCGTAACGTTGTGTGTATGCGGTGATATAGTCACTGTATGAGTATGCGCCGGAGAATCAAGAGTGACTGGAACAGGACTGATACCACTTCCACCAGAACATCGGAAAGATCCACTGCCGTAATATACTGGTTGACCAGTAGTTCCATTTGCGACAGGCACAAAGTGGGCGTGATCTCCACCGCCAGATGAAACAGAACTTCCTCCACCGCTTGAACTTGTTTGAGTTGAGCCTCCACCGCTACTAGTGGTAGTACTTGAACCAGCTACAGATTTCACGGTGCTCCGCAGAGGTTGAATCCTGAAGCGCATCACGGCACGCTGGATCGATGTATATTCATCGCCCAACCAAAATCGGAATGACGCACCTTTCGCATTATCGAGCTCGTCACGATACGTGAAAGTATCTACACTAGCTCCCAATTGCTGATGCGCAGCCAGAACACGCGCATTCATGGACTGGCTTGCAAGGTATTCTTCGTCTGACATTGGCAAACGATCAATCGTAGCGATGACCACGGATATTGTTTCGATACCCTCGGCTGTAATCTCTCGTTCAGCCTCAACGATGTTGAAAACACTATTCAAGTCGTAGACAATAGATTCATTCGCTCTGCCTCGATACACCAGGTGCATGGTTGTGCCAGGCTTGAGGATCTGACCGACATTTGCCAGACCGACCCGGTAGAACTCCTGAGGTTCACCATAGCGTCTAAGATGCTCTACAGATGCCTGCAACAGCATATTGGCTGCCGCTTGCATATCCGGAGTGGTGTTACTCAAGGGACCTATATCCTTGAAATCCAATGCCCGCTCGATGCGACCATAGGTTGCTTCAGCGTCATCACGTTTGACGTAATTGAGAGTAGTGTCTACGGTGTATCCAATCGGTGGAGTATCAGTTGCTGCAAATAAGGTCAGAGATGCGCCACCATTGCCAGATCCCCGCGGGATGACGCGTGAGATCAGTTCCACTGCATCAGACTCTTCCTCAAGGGATGTGATTAAGGCAATACCACTCGCTGTTTCGGATTTGACTGGATCATTGACCTGTTGGATAGCTCGTATACCTGAGGTTTCAAAGTTAGATGCCGGTCCTATCCATTCCACATTACGCCCGCTTCCAAGCCTCCAATGTTCGCCCGATCGCGCGGAGATTCGCACGAGAGACCACAACACTGATTCACCGTCGAACCCAGCATAATAATTCGATAGGGTCGTTCCATCTGAAATTGTCCAACCGGCAGGAGCAAATGCCATGACCTGTTCAGGGGCATCACTCACACCAGCTCCACCAATGCCAGATAGATCGAGGGTTCCAACGGAACGATAGGTCAACTCACGTGCCAGGTCATTACCTGATACAACCAGGATCATCGATCCATCTGGTTGGATTTTGCGCACGATCTTTTCAATAACGCCGCCACCGAAAATTTGAACAGTTCCGGTGTGATCAATATATCTGCAGATTGCCACACGCTTTTGCGCCAGGGCAGAAATGTTCGGATCTGCCGCCGAGACAACAAAGGAAAACTCACCGCTTGCAGACAAACGGTCTGAGTTTCTGAAGCTCGATGCTCGCAGCGGACCCTTGCCCATCTTCCCGCCGGATGAATTTTCGATGTCTATCCAGAAGCTTCTAATTTGCATTAGTACCAACCTTCGTAATAACGAAATTCAACTTGCTTGCCTGTTCCACCGCCGGTGAATGAGATCGTTAACTCATTGTCACCAGCCAGGAACGAGAACCAGGTTGCGAGATCAGCGGTGGGGGAGATAACCAGATCGTTATAAGCATCTGCACCATCATTGGTGATTTGCATCGAGCCGGTGTCTATAACCAAATCCGTATTTGCATCGACCGTTCCGCTGAAGGTAATCGACTCTCCATTGGCTCTAGCAATTGTGATGTTGCTCATGGGAGATGCCCCTGCACTGATCGTGATCTCGATCGCGCGGGTTGGCGCTCGACCTGCATCGGTCGCTGCACCCAGGGAGATAGTGATCAACGTCGGGCTTGCTGTGAGTGGATAGGTCTGACCACTGTTAAGTGACAGACCAGTATTCAAATATTCGCCATCATTCAAATACCACTTTCCGCCCAGATCTCCACGCCAGAACGCCTCCTGAGTTTCAAAGCGCAATTCGATCTTCTGTGCAAACCCGTCTCGTTTTGCTTTGACCTCTTTGAGCCTGGCATACATCCAGTGAATGTCACCTGTGATCGTTCGTCGATACAAACGATCTCGTTTGCCTCTTAATGCAAGCAACTGTAAATAGAGATTGACTGCTGTCTCATCCGAATCATCGTAGATCGTGATGGTCTTGACACGCTCTACCACGCCCGGGTGTTTTTGCAGACTGCCGAAGTTGTCGATCGCACCACCTTCAGGCAGCGGAAAATATGATGTTGGAGTTTCACCAGATCCGATATCATCCATCGGATCGTAGTACTCCAAACTGACGAGACCAAAACTGATCAACCTATACATTACCCACCTCCCATGGATCTGATCTTCTTCAAGACGGCCTCACCGGCAGCCTGCCCAACAGCCTGGGGATCCTTCGCCCCACGTGCATCCACGTAGATATCTCCAACGCTGATGCTTTGACCAGATCCTCCAACCGCACCAGTTGCAAGGGCAGGAGTGCTCATGCCCATCATGCTGGAGTTCAATTGTGGCAACCCAATACTGGACACTTTCTTGAGTGCATCATTCACACCGAGTAAACCAATCTCCCATGGAGTGGGGGAGCCAGGGGTCATCCAGCCTGGAAGTTTCATGGTGTTTAACTTGCTTGCAACATTATTGAGCCACGTGGTTACATCTTTTAGAGTTGTTGATAGGTTTTTGAATGCACCAACCACTTTCTCGCCGATCCATTGAGCGATAGCCTGCACGATCGGTTGCAATGTACCTTTCCAGAAATCTGCCAGGGCTTTGAATTCTGGCATCAGTTGGCTTGATAACACGCCAAAGACTCCAGCCAATGCGGGTTGTAGGACGTTCTGCCATATCCCTGCCAAAGCAGTGATTACCACACTGAAGACGGCACCAAGAAAGTTACCCATTGCCATGAAGAACGGGAACAACGTGCCATTCAGCCACGACCAAACGGACATGATCGCTGGTAAAAGGGTTCCCGTCCAAAAGCCGGATAATGCTTGCAGCGCAGCGGGAATATTGGTCGAAAGCCAATTCCATAGATTTTGCAACATGGGCTGCAGCACAGCCCACACAGCCATGACCTTATCTTGGATACCTCCCCAGTTATTCGTCCAGGCTTGATATAAGAGATAGGCTACAGCTGCCACCAACAAAATAATGGCAATTACTGGTGCTAGAGCTGTGATGGTTGACACTGCAGCAGGAATAACCGTGGTGTAAACGAATGCCGCTATGGCTGTGCCAATTGCGGCCAGTATTGCGATCACAACCCCTTGATTGTTCTTCAGATAATCAACAAACTTGAAAATGTTGTCAATCAGAATTGGCAAATATGCTGCGCCTTGCTGTGCCAGCCAAACGATGCCATTCGCGATCGCCATAATGCCATTCTGGATTTCGGGCTTTGTCACGGTCTCTTCCAAGGTTTTAAGCACTGAATTGACAGAATCCATCAATCCCATGCCAGAGGGACCTAACGCCGCGGTGATCCGGTTTTTGAAAAGCGTCCAACGCTCTCCCCAGTCCATCGTGGCTTCAGATGTTTCCATGATCTTGCCATCGGCATTGTCCAGGGCAGTGACCAGGTCACCAAGCTCAAAACGATTTTCACGGATCGCCGCTGCCATATCCGGACCGGCACGTGCTCCGAACACATCCATTGCGATCGCAAGAGCTTCACTGCCATCCTTGGCATTCTTAATCTTGTCAAACGTTTCCTGCAGACCCTGCTGCAGTGGAATATTCTGACGGGCAAATTCACCAGCTGCAATGCGTAGCGAACCCATCACCAGTTCTGTATTGACCCCTTCCTTCTCCCATTTACCCAGCAAGCCAATGGATTCTTCGAAGGAAAAACCAAACTGGCGCATTGGCGCACCGAACTGCACCATGAGCTGCATCAATCGATCTACGCCCGCGCCTGTATTCTGACTGGCGACATAAACCTTATCCAGCGTTCCTGCAGTGTCTTCATTCGCGATACCCCAATCGCCAATCAAGCGCGTGAACGCTTCACCATTTGCCATGAGATCCCCGCCGGTGAGGCGAGTTAACTCAAGTAACGCGGCAGAGGTTTCCTGCAGTACAGGACCAGTCAATCCAAGCCGCTGGTTGAGAATGCTGACTGCATCGGCTGCATCTTCAGCGGATGCAGGGACGGATGTAAAGACTTCCTCAAAATCTGCTTTCAGAGCTTCGAGCCGTTCTCCGGTGGCTCCCGTTTGGGTTTGGATGCGATCGTAGGCAGCATCGAGCGTCTGCCCTGCGTCCCAGATCATCGATGTGATCGCAACGATGGCAGTTGCGGCAACAGCAATACCAGCGGCTAGTAAAGCGCCACCAGCTTTGCCAAGTGAATCCAATGCAGATAAGGCTTTAGGCTTTGACTTGTTAATATCGTCAACGAGCCCTGCCATATCAGCAGCGAGATCCAGTACCGCTTCACCTAATGATGAGTTACTTCCTGTCACGATTCACTCCAATGCCCATCAGTCTCAATATCGCAGGAGATGCGATCTTTGCCTTTTGGACAACATTTGCGTTGGCTTCCCGAAGCCATTGCTTGATAGATGTATCCTGCGCGTCTTTCTTTGTGTGAGGATACGAGACCACATCCGCAAGCATTAATTTCAATTCTGCCTGTCTGGCTGGCAGCCGTTCAAGATAGATGTTGATCGCTGCTATTGGCATCGATGCCACATCCGCAAAGGGCAGCCCATACCAGAAACTCAGCTTGCTGAAGATTTCACCCCAGTCACTTTGCTCAGTGCGGTCTCCAGGGCTTTTTTTCCCTGAGTTTCCTCGATGTAGTAAGTCAAAACGCGCATCTTGACCATAAACTTCATGTCTTGCAACGGCAGTTCTTTGCACAAAAGCTTCAGCATGTCGTCGATCAGTTTCTCGATCTGTTTGGCTGAGGCATCGTCCATATCGTCCTTCATTTGGAGTTTGCCAGCTGCGATCTGCAGCTTTTGGAATTGGACGGCATCCTTTGGACTGATGGCTTCCATCTTGAGCAATTCATACTCTTGATCTTGCCACTTCACCTTTACGGCTCGAGCTTGACCAAACAGTTCGTCCAAATCCAGGACTTTTCTATCATCTGACATAAGACCTCGCAATCAGGCAGTGACCAGCATGATCACTGCCTGTGATCATATTTATGGGTTACAGAGCTGCAGCATCCTGATAATCGTACTGACCAAAACGATCCTCAGCATCGACGGCAGATAGATCTTCCATCGCCTCGAATTTCACTGGGATGAGAGTCTTGCCCTCCTTCTGATATTCGGTCTCGACGTCGTCATCCATGAAGCCACGTGGGACATAATATTGACCAACGAAGTTCGCGCCATACGGTGAATCACCGCGGAACAATAGCGCGAATTCTTCAACAACTTTCCCGCGGTAGTTTTTCACGGCGCGTACACCGATCGTGCCAACACCAGGAGGCGTATCGGTGACCGAGCCGCCTACCACGTTGACATAGTTTTCGAGGGTGGCTTGAGCGAGGCTGGTCTCGACAGTTTGACCTTCTTCGGTGCGGTGCGCTTTGACGATGCCCACGCGCTGATCCACACGATGTTTCTCGATGGTCTGCGTTTTGGTGATCTTCACACCGCCGTCGGTGACACCCAGCGATACCCAGTTCCCGCCAGGTGTGGAACCCAGCGCAGGCTTCGCTTCCCCTGCAGGGGCAATGAACATTTCACCAACACCAGTTAAGAGTTCGTATGCTTCCATTGTTTTCTCCTTATTTGAGGATGGTTACAAATCCATCGCGTTCGTACTGCTTCGCGGTGGCTTCGTCCATTTCAACGACATCACCAGCCGTGCCAACACCGGTGATGGCACGTTTCGGATTGATCCGCACCTTCACCGTCTTGCCTTTGTTCCAGGCTGGGCTTACTGCTTTGTTTTCTTCAGGTTTATTTTCCACTTCTTATCTCCTAACCGACCGCATCTTCTGCGATCATGCAATCAAAAAATACGACACCGACATCCATCTTCAAGACCTCGTCATAAGGGATGGACAGCCCGCTAGCAGGTTTGAAGTAATGCACTAGCGCGGTCTTGCTGTCGCTGATTGCCACTGTGAATCGTTCGTTATTTCGACTGAGCGCAATCAGATCACGCCACACAGCAACGACCTTGACCTGGTCATCCGCATAGATTCGGATCTCAATTCGCGGGGTGGATACCGGCACATACAGATCAGGCGCACCACTATCCAAATGCACACTCACACCTGTCTGGCTCTCCGTCCAACCGCTGCCATAGCGGTGCTTTCCAGCCACACGACCAGAAACGCTGGTCAGCGCAGTCTTAAGCCAGGTGATGACGGTTTCAAGCGGATCAATGATCATTTTTCTAACCTGTACTTTTTCAACACAGCGGGCAATTCAGGCTTTGTCTCTTCGTTGGCATCTGTTATGAAGTGATAGCCTTCGAAGGAGCCTTGCATGCCTTTGTAGCCTTTTGACCAGCCTTGGTGGATCGCCATTGCGTACACGAGACCGCTTCCAACCTGTATCGTGATGCGTTTGCCATCTACCATCGCATCAAATTGCTGATTGCCACGCTCGGGTGTTCCAGGACCAGGCTCCACATCATCACCACTCCAGTTATAGTCAGGTTGAGCTGTATGGATAGAACGCTGCAAAGTTGCAGTTATAAGACCATGACCTTTTTTGAGCTTTTTCTTGGCACGACCTTCAACACGCAGACCATACTCGCCCAGTGCCTTCGCCACATTCTGAGCAACCGCCTGCGAGATCTCTTTGCCGCGCCACTTCTTAATCCGCGCCATTACGAATTCCTCGTCAACGTCGCCATCTTGTGGTGACCATTTCGCCCGCGTCGCACGAACAACTCATCCACCACGAACACATCCGTGATGGTTGTGCCATCCTCAAGCGTGACGCTTGAGATCTCCGCTTTTTCGGTGAGCGCAGCCACATTGGCATGAGTGAACAGCTTATACACGCTTTGGATCATGGCTTCCTGTTTCTCATCGCTCCACACGCGCTCGCGGGTTTCCACCAACCGGCACTTCACCCCGGTTACTGGTGTTCCAAATGCCTTCGAAGCGTTGTTATAAACATTCACGCTCCCGGCAGCGGCGGGCTTGATCGTACAGGTGTGGATCAACGAATCATCGAAGGACATTAGATTGCCTTGAACACCAATCTCTTCATGGCTTTCCGGAATTCGGCATCCCAGTTATCGGGAGCCGTGTAGGAATACTCACCGGCAAAGTTCTCGCTCTTCATCGCGGATCGATTCAGCGTCAGGCGCAATAGATCGATGATCACAGGAATACGTTTGAAGCGATCATCCATCGGCTTATAGGTCACGGTGCAGACTGTGCACCAGTTGGAATTGATCGGTAATCTCTCGATCACGCCGCCGTTGCCCCAAACGCGATAATCATCTGTGGTGAGCTCAACATCATCCTCAACGATGCTGACGACCTCATAGATTCCGGTAGGCAGGAACAACGACATACCATCGCCGCGCAGCGTCTTCTCGATCTCCGGAGGCGTATTGTCTTCTGACCACGGCTCACCGATTCGCGCAGTGATCTGGCTTTCGATCCTGTCAATGATCGCCTGCAGGTCTTCATCACCCAGGGATGTATTGATTTGTTTTTTGGCATCGGCAGCGGTTACAAGAGGCATAGATCATCCGATCCCCCTCTCCCAAATGGGAGAGGGGCCAGGGGTGAGGGTAATTACGCAGTGCCTTCGTCAGGGCTGACGTGCAGCTCGCCCACATTACTTTCAGGGCGGAACCGACCACCATACAGCACAGCAATGACAGCCACGGGAACTGGATTTGTTCCATTTGGCACGGCGATGGACGGGCGCACATACTGTTCTTGCGGGCGATAGATATCGAGCATTGCGGAACCATCTGTGCCAACGGCAGTGGCGAACGCGACGGACGTATCTTTCAGGTCCTGCACAGTGCCCCAGGCAGCATCGTTATCCTGTTGCGCCTTCATGGTGAAGTTCAACGCTTCACCTTTCAAAGCCAGCACAAAGAAGGCGACGCCTTCATAGCCAGCCATATCCACACCCTGACCAACCAGGGTTTCGTTATCAGCCGCCTTGATCACCTGCGGCACGAACTTGGTGTCTTCGAACATATTTTTGAATAACATGGGTTTCTCCTTTCGATGACAAATCTTCAATCGTCAATCGAAAATTGTGAATTGGGTTACGCCTTCACCTTCAGGTGATAGAACGCTTCGTTGGACACGGGCATGCCGTCCGTTTCCAGGCGACCGATGAACCCAACCTGGTTTGTTTCGGCATACAACTCATCCAGGCGCTTGATGCTCAGGTTGAGGGAATCAACGATCCAGTAATACTGGAAGTCACCGATCGTGGCGATCAATTCGTTGTCCTTGTAGGCATCGTTGGCATCGAGACCGGTCGGGTATTGGTCGCTGAGTTCATACGCCCAGTCCAGGATCGTGCTCGGGTGCCCGGCGCTCAAGCCAGGCTGCCACAGATACTGGTTGTTCTGATCCTTCAGCAAGCGCACCTTGCGAAGGAACGCGCGGTTGGTGAGGATGCGTGCGGTTGCTGCATACGCCGCGGGCAGGCTGTACGCCCAGTTGACGATGTCATCCGCTGCCAACACATTCGATACGGCAGTGGTGTACTTCGGAATGCTAGTCCACGAGAGCAACCCCATCGGACTATTCACGCCCTTCCCATTGATGAAAGCATTTTCTTGCGGCACACCAAAGCGGCGACCCATGCGGGTGTTGATCCAGCCTTCGATGTCGATCAGGCGTCCGGCGCGAAGCTCGGTATCGCTGATGAGGATGCGCTTCGCGAGCGGCTTGGGGCTGAGGACGCGACCACCGAAAGGCTTGATCTCATCCTTCGAGCCAGTCTTGACTTCGGTCGTCCACTCAGCATCGGTGAGTTCATTCTCTTCGGTCGGAGTGATCGAGGAGCCGCCAGGGATCGACGGTAGGATGCGGGCAATGCGGCGCATCGCGGAAACCGGCGCAGCCTTCTCCAACAATTCAGAGCGCTGCGTATCAGTCACCAGATACCCACCGGATGAGGCAGGGCTGGTTTGCAGATCTTTGCGATCGACACCATCCAGACCGCCCTTGAAATACTGGAGGCTGGCAATATGACGCTTCGCTTCGGCATCATCGAAGAAACGCTCATCGATGACATCGGACTTGAAACCTTCCTTGCGCAGCAGGCTCTTGGTCTCCGCAGAGATTCCACCGCTCTTGCCTTCAGTGCCGCCACCGAGAGGCAACTGGGTATTGGGCTGGTTGAATGTGTCATCCATACCAGCAGCACGTTCCAGACGTTTGGCTTCAGCGGTCTTGGCTTCGACCTGGTCAAGCAGGTCATCGACCTCTTTTGCCTTGTCGCCTGGCATGTCCTTTTCCTTGAATTCATCAAGGATCGCCTTGGCGCGGATGTGCAGTTGGTTGGCTTCGTCATACAGCCGTTTGATTTTGATTTTCATGATTTTCTCCTTGTACTAATTGGCAATATTTGCGAGCTGTAACTCTGCCGCTCGCAGGCGTTTTGTCAACAGTGCGGAGTGCAGGTTCTTCTGCGGCTCTGCGGCTGTAAGCAGATGATTCAATGCCTCCATCGCTCCTTCCATCGCGGAGATGGCATTCACAACCTTCTCCTTGCTGGCAGAGCTGAGGACTCGCCCCTCTTTCATTTCGGTAACAAGCGCACCCCATTTTTCAAGGTACGTCTTGATCATCGCTTCGTCTGTAGCTTCCGTTGGTTGACTCGTGCTTTTCATCAACGCTGCCTTCACAGCGCGGATCTCCGTCAACGCATTCATACCCAGTGGCACCGGCGAGATCTCGAATAGCTTGACCTCACGCAGATTGCGGACCGTCATTCCGGTGTTGAGGTTTTCAAAGTCGAACTTGACCGCCTCATACCCGAACGATCCTTCAGTGAGCGCCCCATCCTTCATCAACACCCAGGCTTCCTTGCCCCAGAACGAATCAAGGGTCAGGCGACCGCCAGCAAAAAGACCCAGCGAGTCTTCCTTCAGCGTCGAAGGCGGCGGACCGATCAGCTTGCTCCAGTCATGCGCGTAAAAGACCTTCACGCGCTTGCCACGTTCAGCAATCGTCTTCTGGAACATGCCAGGGTGGGCAATATCCCTGCCGTCATCCACATTTCCAAAAATGGAAAAATGACCTTCGTACTCGCCTTCATTGCCAGTGGCTTTGAACTCCACCACAGCGGATTTGTATTCGATATCGTTTTCCATGTGCAGCTCCTTAAGCAGTTTGCTCAAAAAATTTTCGCGCTTCATCGAGCGTTTGAATGACCGTCAATTTCACAACGCCTTCACCATCACGCATGACCTGATACAGCACGTCAGTTTCAGGATGCGCAAAAGCCCGAAAGTAATCCGCGTCATAACGCACACCTTCGATCACAATGATTTCATTTCCCTCTTGCGTATATTCGCGTTCGATGCTCAGAGGCTTTTGCTCGATATGTGGCATGGGTCGGATCATGTTATTCATGGTGATGGTGTACCTTCTTGAAAATCGTTTTTCTAGCTTCGAGGGCTACGGGAGGATGACCTGCTCCATAAACCCAAAGCCAGACTGTGCCAAAGAACAGAGCTGAAAACCGTTCGCGCCATGTCAATTTCCAGCATGAAATATTGCATTGAGGATCATGATATACAGGCAGGTCGCCGCATTCCTCTTCACTCATGCCTTCCGGTCGCGCCAGCACGGCATTGGATTCATCAAATTTTGAAGGTTTCATTTATCCTCGTTTCCTAACTGCTAAACTTCGCGCCAAATGCCGCGCTCCAAATATCCATGCCATTGTTCTCCATCTTGACCGCAGGTAATCAGAATCGATGGCGAAACAGTAATCGTTCCATCTTCATGTTCAGTCACAGAGTGCTTGCTTAGATCTCCCAATGCAAAACCACCACGCCTATTCAACATTGGAGCAAAGCACATCCATCTACTAAGATCAGGCTGAAACCAATAATCACCTTGCTGGGTATCAAGGGGTAATGGATGAGGAAATTCTTCCGTTGGTTCAGGTGGGTAAACTCTTCGACCTTGCATCTATCCTCGCTCTCCAAATCCATAAGCCCAACTGGTCACCGGCTCATCGTCACCAAAATATGGAATCGGACATCGTGAGCAATTTGGGTGTTGCAAAAGATTTTTCTCAAACAGATCCAAGGTCCAGATCTGACCATTTGCTAATACACAGGCAGGCGCACTGTCACCTTTTTGTGCATCTAAAATTTCAACTTTTGTTACACTGGCGTTACGATAACGTTCAGACGCAGCCACATTTTGCGCTTGTCCTATCTCTGAGATCGCAACAGCTCGAGCGCGGTTCTTGTAGGTTTCTTCGACAATATCCCTCAGACCAGGTTGTCCATCCACGCCGCGCACGATATGATCGATGCTCCAGCCATTCTCATTGGCTTGCTTCAGCAGATCTCGCAGCGCGTCCTTGGTTGTGTCCTGAATATCACCAACATGATCACCAGCCATTTCCAGGGCGCGTGTCACGGCAGGGTCCGTCAAATCGAAAGCCTTTTCGATGCCAAGGGTCACATTCCACGAATCCCAGGACAACTCAATCACCTGCACATAGAACCGCTTGATCAGCTTCTCCAATTCAGCGTCATCCGATGCACTCAACAGATCGTCTGCATTTGGCAGTTTTGCTTTTACGGATAACGATTCACTCACCGCTGATTTGCTGGCTCTTTCCACAACTCGATCAGCCAGGTCATCGAAGTATTTTTCAAGAGCCGCTTCCATTCTCTTGGCTGTTTTTTTACGGATGGTCAACATAGCATCGGAAAGTGATTGCCGCTTTGCTTTCATCTCAAAGCCGCTACCTAAAGCCTTTGGAGTATTGTTATCAACGCGCACCACAGAACCGCTGCCTTTCGCCGGAACAAACTCCGTGGCAAGGCTGACGTAATACACATCATCGCCTGGCAGTGGTTTGATGCCAAGTTCCTGTTTGGCTTCAGCGCGTGTCACCATGCCGCTCTTCCACAATTCATTCACGCTCTGTCGCTGATCCTTTTTCAACTCTTGCAATGCGCCAACGCGAGATACATCAAACTGCAGCGTGAAGTTATTGCCGGTCGGGAATTCATCCTTCAGCCCGTTGTACATTTCTGAAGCGAAGGATCTCCACAACGCCATCAGGGTTTGTTCGGTGAACGCCTTACGCGCAGCTGTATCGCCATAATCGGATCGTTTCACGCCAACGTTGAGACCAGCTACAGATGGTGGAACATGGAAATTGGCAGCGATCCTTGTCTCTGGCACATCAGCCAGGCTTTCACCGGCAAGTTTGTTCAGGTCATATCCAAGCTGCGTGACCTTCATGCCTGCAGAGATAAAAGCAGGTTGTCCCTTGGAATGTTTCTGTATCCACTTGAGACCCATCGCATCGATCTCTTCCTGGGTGGAGTCGTCGTCCTCTTCCAGGTTTACGACCAATGGCGGTACGGCATTGTTCTTCAGCAAAGAGAAGATATAAGCAGACGCCTCATTGTCACGATCCACCTCACGTGCGCTGAGCGCAATCGCACCAATGCCTTTGAATGGATACTCAGGATCGATCATCCACTTCCAATGGATAATGTCTTCCTTCGGAATCGGGATCTTGTTTCCATCGCCAGAGTCATATTCGTAATAGCGCACCAGACCTTCTTCTGTAGTACGCCCGGCAATGGGGGAGATTTGCAGATCACTAAACGCCCAAATCGCAACGACCCTGCCACTTCGCGAGCGTTGCTTCCACCCGTAGAAATTACCGCCAATGGAGTTGAAGGTGATGGCGAATTGCAAAAACTCAACCATTCCCATATCAGGGTTGGGTTGGCGCAGTAATGTAGTCACCGGATGCGAGAAGTCAGGAATGAACCTTCCTTCTTCTTCATACCCAGCAAGCAAGGGAGGTTCCGGAAAGGTGAGCTGCAGCGTTGTTGCGCAGGCGCTGACAGCCGAGTTCTTCTTATATCCCTCAGTGACCAGCTGTCGCATGGTGAATTGAGAGAATGCATAGCGTGCAAACTCAGGCAAAAAGGAAAATAATTTAGCCGCTGCCTTGCGGAATAAGTTCGTAAACCAATTCATGCAACCCTGCTCTTTCGCTTGTTGCCGATCTTTTCAAGTAGTTTGTTGTATGCGCTGCTGGCAGCATCCACCTGGTCATCATATTTACCGCGGGGAAACGCCACACACTCATCGATGAATGGATCATTCCACGCACCCTTGAGCAGATAAACCATCCCGCCTTCGAAGGCGTCCTCAAGTGGTTCACTTCTTGTTTCTTTATCGCCAGATACGATCTCATACTTTGCAGGATGCCCAACCAGCACCAGGTTGGTCGCTTCCGCGCTGTCTTTGCCAGCGCTGCCGGGGTCCTGTTGGTGCCAGGTCTCTAACCTGCCATAGTGATCTCGATCACGCTCAGCGCAGCCTTTCATCGTCTGACTGCGCGTGCGCGAAGTCCCTTGTTTGCGCGTCACATCGATAATATAAAAATATCCATCCGAGCAATACGCCATCAACACACCGGCAGAATAATCTCCGTCGATAGAGTTCGCCTTATCCCAGTAACGAACGATATATTTGATCGTCACGCCGTCAGGAATTTGAGTGACGATCTTTTTGAACCATTCGCGCTTGTATCGTTGACCTTCCTTGGTATATGGGGTCTGCTGATACAGCGCAGAAAAATGCCGATCGCCTTGTGTCGTGCGGATCTTCAACATTTCGGTTTTGGATAACAACTCAGGGCAAACCACTTCACCCACAGCCCGCCCCAGCGGGTCGCGCAAAGGCAGATACACACCTTCAGCCATTTTTTGACGCTGCTCTTCCTTGTTTGCGGAAAACATACCGTCTTCCACAATGCCCGGCAGCATCAAGATCTTCCACTTGTCGCCATCTGGCTTAGTGACCATATCCTTGATCACACGCCCAGCTGGGTCATCTGGGTGCCAGTGAGTCATGACCATCACACCGGCAAGCATACGCGGGCGAAACGAAGCGACATAGAAATCCCAGGCATCATCGCGTATCTGTTGACTCTGCGCCTCTTTCTCGCCCTTGATTGGATCATCAAAAAGCCCAAGACCTTTTGCACGTCCTGGCACGGCACCACCTACGCCGGTGGCGATCATCCCGCCTCGATGCGGAGCCGCCAAGTCCCACGAAGCTGCACCCTTGCTATCCGAAGCTAAGACAACTGGTTCCTCGCTCGGAGAGTATTCACCAAACACAGCCCTGTATTGATCAGAAAGGATCATATTTCTGACATTCCGGCTGTTCTCGCTTGCTAGGTCTGCTCCATACGAAACTTCCAGAATGCGCAGGTCTGGAAGTTTCCCCAATGCAAAGGCAGGAAAAAATCGACTGACCAACACACTTTTTCCATGTTGGGGAGGCGTAAGGATCAGCAAAAACTGCGTGCCCTTTTTGCCGTCCGTCATGAGGTAAAGCAACACCTGCTCAAGCTCATAGGCAATCAACTGGTGCATCTTGTATGCCGTGTACCAGGCAAGCCCATCTGCATCCGTGCTCATATATTCGGAGAAAAGCGCCAGATCATCACGCGCTAAAGAAATGCGCATGACATCTGCCAGGGCTTCCTCGCGGCTGACATTAAGTGTCGCTGCTGGTAACGTCGTCATCGCTTTCCTCTTCTTCAGCCGAGAGCCGTTCCATCTCAGCACGGCGATTCGCAAGTTCCTCACGAATTTTGATCAGCGCCTCAGGATTATCCAATCCAGCCAGGCGCAGCTTCTCTTCGAAGGTCAATTTGTTTAAATCAACCTTGCCCTGTGTATCCAAAACCAACTTGTCCGAAAGAATCTCAGCGACTTTGAAGTGCAATTCTCGGTCGCCCTTGCTTTTATAATCATCGCGTGCAGCAACTTCAAACATGGCTTCCATGCTGTCATTCACACGATCAAGAGCACGTTCCTTCCATACGGTGTGCGCCACAGCACGGATCTGCGGATTTCGCGCCATCCAGATCGTGAACTGACGATCACTGCTCAAACCGAGTAGATCTGCAAGCTCATCTTGTGTTTTGGGTACGCGGTATTTTTTAGGGGTTGCCAGCCATGCTGCCAGCACAGCCGCGCGGAATGGGAACCGCATCTTGCCTTCGTGCAGCGTAATGGCATGATCCAGCCAATAGGGCTTGACTGGTTTCCCATGTGCATCCTTCTCCCAATGATCTGGGTTGCGAATAAATGCCTCAGCCAGGTCTTTTCGGAATCGAATCTCCTCCGCACTTAAAGCCGAAGAGGACTCATCCTCTGGAAGGTCCCATTCAAATTTCAGTTGACTCGGAGGTGTTGAATTCATTTCATTTCCTCATAACTCTCGATGCTTGCCTTACCATCCTCGATGGAAATGACTAGGCGTGCTTTTGAGTTTTTAGGTACAGGGATTTCAATGGGAACCTCAGGAACAGGCTCTTGATTTGGTGTTGGAGCTGGCAACGGAAGCAAGTCCATATATTTGCGACCGTTATGGATCACAGCTACCCACTCTTCTCTCAGCGACATCAACCGTGCCCAGGTATCATTCCCAACGATCTTCAACTCCATTACCGGAAGTTCATCCTTGTAGACCAAGCCTTCCAGTTTTTGGGCAGTTACATTGGGAGCCGATCTCACGCGCAAGCCATCGGTAGGCAAAACCTTACCAATGTTGATCGGGGCAGGGGAATAACGCTTCAAAAGATATGGGAATGGATCCACCGTCCATCCGGCGAACGTCTTCACCGAATCGCCTTCCGGCTTCGAAGGCAGAATCACTTCAAAGTGCAAATGCGTTCCCGTTGAAGCGCCGTCAATGGGATCGTTATCCTTCGGGTCCCCGCCCATCTCGCCGATCTTCTCGCCCGATCGCAGTTCTTCTCCTGCCATCACAAAGACCTTATGCAGATGCGCGTATAGGGTCACAAAGCCATCGTGCTGAATGATCACATGCCGTCCATAGCCATGCGCTCCAACCAGGTTCACTTCCTTCACAACCCCATCACAAACAGCATAAATTGGCGCACCCACCATCGGACCGCCAATGTCAATGCCCATATGCCTGCCGCCTGGGTACATGCTGTAATTCACATTACCCCAACGCTGCACGGTATATGCTGTAGATACGGTTGGATAAGTAAGAATCATTTACACGTTCCTGTTTCGCTTGGTTGGTGAATGGCGATATCCGCGCTCTTCTGCGAAATCTTCTCGAAGTAATTTAAGTTCTTCCGCCATACGACCTATTGCTTGATTCATTTGTTCACGTTGGGTCGCTAAAAACTGGCGGTTTGTTTCAGCCTGCTGCGCCATGAAGTCAATCATCTGCGTTGTCATCTCTTTGAGATATTTCAAGAAAACGACCACAACGAAAACGACCACGCCAGCCAGCGGGATCTGTAATAAAAGGTTGACCGCTTGTTCGCTCATAGGCTCGAAAGGGGCAGGGACGTTTCTTCCCTGCCCACCTCTCAGGTCTCAGAATTACGCTTCGATCCAGCCCACTTTGACGGCAGCGCCATCAAAAACGCGCTTCAGCAAAACGTTGTAAATCAGCGTGGCGAAGGAAGTCGGGAAGGCAAGCGCGGCGATCACGTTGGTGAAGAAGGTCAACAGCGCAGAGACGAAACTGACCGGGTCATTGAATTCAGGAAAGCTCGGGAAGCTCACACCGCCCCAATATACGGCAAGCACCAACGCCGCCACATACAGAATCACGGTCAACCATTCGCGTTTGATCTTGAGATTCGGATACTTGGTATTGAGCAACTTCACGCCATAAACCACAGCGGAAGCGACCAAGCCGATCACATACAACTGCACTGGGTCTACAATCTCACCGCCCGGCACATCGCTCTGGGCAAACGCGACCGGCACAACGAATGCCGCAAGGACCATCACAGCGAGCACAACAAATAACATTTTCTTCATGGAACTATTCTCCTTTTCAAAATGTTTCCCGCTCCGCCCGGGAAAATGGAAACAAAAAAGCGCCGCCGTGACATTACGTCACGACAGCGCTCTACTGTCAAACTTTTGACCTCGCCTGAACCCGTGGGTTGCTATGGTCAGCGGAGTATTTGATTTACATAATTATTTTAACAGATATCGGGATTTTAACAAGAGTCAGAACAGAGATTCTAATACGCCTTAAAGCATCGACCGCAAGGGTGAGGGGGGCACCCTTGCGGTCGAATATGCGTATTATAAGGATTTCGACTCGCTTGTCAATGGGGAATTTCTATAAGCACCTTGCCCGTCATAATGGCTTCTTCGAGGATAAAGTTCAAATGCCGAAGAAGTTCAACCTGACGCCAGTTGATCTTGCCTAATTCACTGGCTTCTTCACCGACTTTCTGCACTTCAGAAAAACAAAACTGGAGCTGAACAAGCTCCAGTTTATAAACTTCCTTTGGGTCGGTTATGTAGGTTTTCATGACAATGCTGCCTTTATCATTTTTCGGCGGCTTAGCGATCTATGATGATGACCGGTCTCAGCTGCTTCTGCATATTCACCTTCTCTCAATAACCTGTTTCGGATATTGCGCAGCTCGCTTTCGATTTCATTCAAGTCGCCCACATGCCCCCAGTGGTGTCTTGGGTTGCATCCTCGATCGTGTTTCAGCAAACCTGCCTTGATCTGTTTCAAAAGCTTTTCGATCTCTGCCTGTTTTTCTTCATATGCCTCGAGTGCTGTTTTTTCTTCCATTGGTTATCTCCTTTGATGCCTTCATTACGCCGTAGCTTTCAAAGGAAATCAAGTCATTTGTGTAGGCGACATGCCCGTCAAATTCGCCCAACGTTCGATGGTTACTGCCGCATAGATCGGGTCCAATTCAACCGCTCTGCATTTCCGGTTTAACTGTTCACAAACGATTAACGTCGTTCCACTGCCAACAAACGGATCCAGGACAATATCCCCTGGCAGGCTCGAATTGACCAGGGACCGCTCAACCAGTGGGGGAGGCTTCATTGTGGGGTGATCCTCAGATCGTTTAGGACGGTCAATAAACCACACATCAGATTGCTTCCGATCCATAACCTCGCGCAAACGAGCTGCATCATCACGCCACCCATACCATAGCGGTTCGAACTGGGTGTGATAATCCTTTCGCGAAAGTACCAGTTGATCCTTCGCCCACACGATCGTACTTGACCAATGATAGCCCTGGTCACGCAACGCTTTGTCAATAACGGGCCATTCCTGGGCGCTCATTGCCATGTATATCAATGCGCCAGGCTGAGAGGCAGCCCAGATGTTTTTTACAGCCGCCTGAATGAAAGCCGGAAATAATTCACCCAGGTTGTCATTTTTCATCGTTCGTTTTTTATATCCCTGTGCATTATCTTCTTCGATGTCTTCACCATAGGCAACATTCCAGGGCGGGTCAGTCCAACAGATCTGTGCCTTTTCCCCTTGCATCAAGGTATCCATGATATTTGTGTCTGTACAATCGCCGATCATTAACCGATTTTCACCAAGTTTCCAGAGCTGACCTTCTTCCACATTCCATTTGTCCACCAATGTCTCAGCCTGGTCGATCAACTCTGCAGGTTCATTTTCTTCCGGCTGAATAATATCGTCTGCCTGCACGAGGATCTTCTGAAGTTCTTTGTCCAGGAATCCGAGTGCATCAAAATCCAAACCTGAAGCGGCATCCTGTGCAATGACATTTACATCCCATGCCAGATCGATCTCTGCCACCCTGTTATCCAAATATGCCAGCCTTCGGGCTTCACCTGCAGGATCATCCAGATCCAAATCTTCCCGCTGCACCACAACCAATTCGTCTCGGCTTGTAGTAACAATGCGAACCTTCAAGCCAGCCTTTTGAGCCGCGGCAAGCGTTTTATTGCCTGCAATAATTTTCCCTTTCCTATCACTCAGGATCGAGCGCCCGGCACCCAGCTCCGTGACAGACTGTTCAAGCAATTCACGCCCGCGCTCTGTACCTTTGTTGGCATTGTGATCATCGTATTTCAGTGCATCGTTACTCATGAAGAATGGGCTCCCTTCCGGTAAATAGCGACCATCGTTCAATGGCAGCCGCTACATACTTCGGCTCGATCTCAACGGCTCGGCATTTTCGTTTCATCGCTTCGCAAGCAATGATGGTGGTGCCGCTGCCGCAGAACGGTTCGAAGACGATCTCACCACGTTTGGTGTATAGCATCAGGTGACGCAGAGGCAATTCGGTTGGGAATGCAGCCACGTGTCCATGCGCCCGGGCGGTTCCCCGCAGATCATCCCAATGAGAGCGCAGCGCCCATCCCGCGCCGGTCCATTCCTGACCGCGTTGTTTTCCCTGGGCGTGATAAAACGTCAATAAAAGATTCACATCCTGATCATCGAAGGTATCCAGAAATTGCCTCTCGGTGCCCTCCACGTGCTCGTAGGTTGCCAGGAATTCGTTATGTTGATCGATGACATCTGTTCGCGGAGACGTGCTCATTAACTGCCCCTCTTTGATCCAGTGGCGCACGTGGCGCAGATTCCATCCAAGGCGGCGCATTGCATTTGTCCATTTATCGACCAACAACAATACATGCCGCTTCGATTTTTTATCAAACGCCGTGGTGAATCCCGTGCCCGTGTTGATCACAACCCTGCTTTCGTCTCGATGAGTCACCGCGTTGATCGTCAACGCGATATTTTCAACAAACGCATCGATCTCTTCCTCACTGGTTTGTGCCTCATATTCTTTCCCCACCCAATATGGCGGACTGGTGAAGCATAACAATGCTTTTTCATCTTGCATAAGTCGGTCAATCGACGAGAGGTCTGTGGCATCTGCACAAATGATTCGATGATCTCCCAGCGTCCACACTTGATTGACTTCCACGCCCCATTTCCTGACCAGGTTATCTGCTTCATCACTTTGGTCTCCTGGATCATTCCCCGCCTCTTCCATGACCTCGACCTGGTCAAGCAACTGGCGCAGCTCTCCCTCGAGGAAACCCACGCCATCGAAGTTGATCCCTGCTTCAGCGTCTGCAGCGATCTGATCTGCATCCCATGCCAAGTCAAGCTCAGAGACGCGGTTATCCATGTATGCCAATCTGCGAGCTTCGCCCGTTGTGTCTTCCAGATCAAGATCTGACCGCTGCACAGCCACCAGCTCATCCCTACCAGCTTGAATGATGCGGACCTTCAGCCCTGCCTCCTGAGCGGCATCGAAGGTTTTATTTCCAGCGATCAACCTTCCATTTTTATCCAAGAGAACAGACCTTCCGCCGCCAAGTTCCTTCACTGATTGCAGCAATAACTTTTTCCCCCGTTCCGTGCCCTTGTTTGCATTGTGATCATCGTGGCTGATCAGTGGGGGAGTGTCATTCTTTGTCATCGTCTAGGTCTCCCATCAGCTTGAATGCCAGCTTCCGGTCCTGGTGTCCTTTGGCATCCGGTTTCACTGCCACTGCCACCATAGCGGTGATGATCTCAGCACGGTGTTTCCATAATGGGCTGCCCTGCAGTTTATGAACCATCTGGTCGATCAACGGATTCTTATTTCGCCAGGTCACGATTGCGCGATCGCTGGAAAGCCCCAAGTGATAACGTGCGAGCTCGTCTTGAGTCTTTGGTTCTCTTGATCCTTTAGGCGTCGATGCCCAAGCAATGTACGCAGCCACCCTCCACGGCCAGCCATTCTTAATCAGCTCAAGATAATCATCAAGCCAGCGCGGAGCGCCAGCTTTGCCATACAACAACTCAAGCGCCTTTTGAGAAATCTCGCTTTTCATTTTGGCATCGTCCTGGGATTGTCCGTCCTCGATCGGCACTTCAATCTCAAGGTTCATCGACAGTTGGTAAATAGGTTTTTGGATTGTCATTCTCACCTCGTAGATTTCCCAGCCCGAAGGGAATGATTAAAAGCGAACGTCCAGCGTGGGAAGCGGGCCCGCACGCCGGACGTTCAAAAAGATTTTAGAACGCTCGTTCTATTTTGTCAAGTGGATTGAATATTTCCTGGTTGATTTGCGATCTTAGTCAGATTTATTTTATTCGATACATATCTTGGAGATTCAATGCAGCTATATCGTTTACCGTTTATAAGCACAATTTCTGAAGTGTTGCCTTGGCGCTCTAATATTGATTCGATCAAATCGATATTTAAATGATATTCATTTCCATGTAAGTCTTTCAATAAAACCATCATAACGATCTCCTATTTTATGTATGGCGCGATCGGTGAGATATTATGCTCCATCCCATCCAACACTCGCCCAGCCAACCCTTTACCAACACGCACCATCATCGTCCCATTTATTTCAACCGGTCGATGTTTGAATGTCATCTCATCATTCACCCAGGCTAAATGATCAAGCGGCAGCCACTCGCCCCATTGTTTGAAAAAGAACGGAATCCCATGCTCTTCGCAGAAATTCCTTGCCTCCCTTGGAGCTTCAGGCGACATGGGTCGTGCGTGAACTCCACTCTCTCCGCCGCAGATAATGCCATCTAAGAACTTCCAGCCTTTCCAGTTTACAACCTCAAGGGCAGGTTCGAAACTTGTCCAAGTTTTCCAGCCGATATAAGATATGCTTTTCATAGCATCAAGACGTTCATTTGCTCTCTTTTGATTTTCGATTGAGCAACCAACGTAAATATGATCAACAGGCTCAAAACTTGATCCAAGGTCTCGCCTCTTCTGCAGATATGCCAGCATGCGATCTGTTCGCTTGGTCAACACTAACCAATCAACATTATTATTATTGACCATCGCTTGGAAAACGATATCAATTTGATCATCACTGATCCAATCTCCAAACAAATCTGTCATATCGCACGGAAAAACAACAGCTCGACTGCGACCATTTTTGAAAGTCCCGCTTTTGTTGGCTAATAGTGGAGAAAAACTCCACATCTTTTTGATTTCCTTATCATCCAAAAAGAAATCGACCTTCTCAAGGTTTGGCTTGGTATATTCCAGCCCAGTCCCCAATCGGACGTTGAAGCTGCTAGCCCAGCAATGAGCGCAGCCTTCAGATATCTTCACACACGCATGTCCCTGTTTCACTACTTCATGCCCGCCATTCAAGGCATACGGACCCGCCACGGTCCGTGCCTTGATCGGGTTACTAATGTAATCAGCCCACTCGATTTTTGTTTTAGCTGGCATGACTCACCTCCGCAACCGCAGCTCTGCGTTTTCTGCTGTCCAGGAATCTCTCCATTGCAGCTTCACCCATCCACCAGGTGCGCTTCTGTTCGCATAATTCGCACTCAATATTATGCACAGTGCCCTCAGGATAGCCAAGCGTTTTGACTTCAGGCAATAACACAGTCTTATGATGTTTAGCATCGCCAACATTGATCGTATGGCGAAACAACAACAATTGATCTACCATTCGACCATCAACTTCAATCCGCATCAGCAATCCAAGAACATGACCGGTGGACTTGCTGCAAGTCCACAACTTACCAACCCGTCCGTCCAATAAGATACCGTCCATTCGTTCCTGCTCCTTTCTACACTTCGTCTGGTGAATGCTGGGCGCTGCAAACCAAAACGTACCCAGGGATCATCCACTCCGCCTCGAAGATCATCATGTCAGCTACCTCGAAGCCGTTTTCAACTCCGTTTGGCAGCTTCGCCATATAGGCGTAATCCGCCTGCAGCCCACTATGTTCCTGAAAAAAAGCCCAGGCATCCTTGATTGCCGTTCGAACATTCGGATATCCAGCCAGGCACCATAAAACAGCCAGGCGCTCAGATCCACCTTCTAGCTTCAGGTGGATCAATCCGCGCATGGGAGACTCGATC